CGTGGCACATAAGATTGGGGTAGTGGCTCAATAGCAGAGCATTCGTTTGTCAGGCGAAAGGTTGTGAGTGCAAATCTCATCTGCCCCGCTTGCCTTTTTAGCTCAATGGTAGAGCAGTAGTTTTGTAAACTTCAGACGTCAGTTCGATTCTGACATGAGGCTTACTACTGATTAAGATACTAATCAATTTGACTTTTTTATTTTTCTTAGTATATTAGATAATATGAAATGTCCATACTGTAAAAGAGAAGGTGGAAGAATACATAAAGATGGAAAAATCTATTGTTCTCTTTGTGATGGTCTTCTTGAAGATTCTTATGTTAAAGAAAAGCCCACTTTGAAATGTCCTAAATGTGGAAATTATTCTAGAAATGATTATTGTAGTACTTGTGGGTATAAATTTCTATCAGGAGTAGATTATTGATTTAGTACTTGACCTATAGAAATAATATATTATAGTTAATGTTGAACCTGGGTGCAATCTTTAAATTGTGTCTTTCTTTGATTTCATAAAAAAACAAAAAAAGGAAAAAGTGGAACCAAGTAAAAGGATTTTGAAAATTGGAGATCTTGTTCAAGAGTTGGGAATTGCCAGAGAAGGGGTAATAACGTCATATGATGCAGAAGAAAATCCTGATGATTTAGGACCCGAAACTTATATTGAAATGCAGGGGAATGATGGCGAGGTTCAATCCATTGTAAGACTTCTTTCACTCCCTATTCAAGCTACTCCATTTCATGTTGTTCCTGCCAAAAATGATAAAGGTGAAAGAGATTTTATAGAAACTGTTTTCACTGCACCCTTTAATTTAGGTGGTATGACTACACCACTTCCTTTTATTATTGCTGATATGACCAGAGCTGTTTTTGAGGGTTTCCGTTTATATGAAAAAGTAGCTAGGATTATTACCGATGGCCCATATAAAGGAAAAGTTGGTTGGAAGAAATTGGCACCTAGAGATGCTCAAACTATTTCTCTTCAATCAGATAAACATGGTGGATTTGATGGAGCTAGGCAGGAAGCTACCTTTGGTGGAAAATCAATATCAGTTAATATTCCTCCTGAAAAGTGTATGCTCTTTACCTTTCAAAAAGAAAAGCATTGGTTATATGGGGAATCTATACTTAAGACTGCTTATTATCATTATGACAAAAAACATAAACTTTATTATATTGCCCACAAGAAAGCAGAACTCGAATCAACTGGTTTAAAAATTTTAAAAATTAATCAAACTCTTACTCCAAGCGAAAGAGAAGCAGCCGAGGATGTAGTTGATACTATTGGAATAAATTCTAGAATAACACTTCCTCCTGGGATTGAATTGGAAATACAAAGAGGCGGAGGATCATATGACCCATTGCCACTTATTGAACATCACAATTTAATGATGGCTCGTTCAGCACTAATTCAGGCAGTAGACCAAATGAAATATGCCTATCCTTATGGTAAGGGGACTACTTCTTCCCAATTTTTAGTTTTATCATTGGAGTCAATTATGTTGCAGATGGAATCTACATTAAATACATATGCTGTTGGTCCTCTTATAGACTTCAACTTTAATTCTTTATCTTATCCTCAAATAAAATTCGAAAAACTTTCTGATGTATCTCGACAATTCTTAATGGAAGTTTTTGATAAAATTATGAAACAAAAAGTTGGACTTCCACAAGAATTTATTGATGAGGTAATTTATGAAACTGCAAAAAATCTAAATTTAAATTGGGCTACCAAAAAAAAGAAAGAAGAAAAAGGAAAGAATAAAGAAGCACTTATATCTTTTGAAAAAGGAAAGATAAAAATGGCAGATAAGTTAGGCATTGATGCTCCTTCAACTCCTAAAGAACTTAAAGAAAAATTATTAAAGGTCGAACACAAAGTAGAATTAGAAAAAAAATGTTTTAAGTTAGGTGAGGAATTTGCTTATGTCGGAATCAAAAAGTAAAAAAGTATGTCCAAAATGTGGATATAAAAACAAAGCAAAAAATTCACATTGTGAAAAATGTGGGTGGCCACTTAATATTAAAACTCACGCCGATGATTAAAAAATATTTAACTTCAACTGATATTGTAGAGTTAGGTGAATCTGGAAAAACTATTTTAATACCTGGTCGAATTTTGGATTTAAAAAGTGAAATTGTTTTAGGCAAAAGAGCAATTTTAAGTTCAATACTAACGAAAAAGTATTTAGATAGTCCAGTATATCTTATAAAGGGAGGTAAAGCAGTTGGGATTGTGATAATTGAAGAACCAAAAGAAATATTAGAACAAGAAACAAAAGATTTGTCTAAAGAATACAATTTTAAATTGTTATCAGGTTGGGAAAGTAATTCTTTATATATGTATCCAATAGAAGTTATATCAAGATTTTACCCGCCTAAATTAGTTGAAGGCACAGAGAAAACATGGTCAGATGTAGTTACTTTTAAGAGTATGGACTTAAGGAGTCCAAAAAATTTGAACAATTCAGAATTATTAGATACGCATGGAAAACTACATAAAATGTGGCAGATATTACCAGATCCTGCCGAAGATATGTTAAATTATCATATTTTAGTTGTAGATGAATTAGGGAAACGAAAAATGGAATTTAAAGAATATAATGATAATTTAGATGAAATGTCAGAAAATATTTCTAAAGATTTCGAAAAAGAATTAGCAAACATAAAGAATACGAAGATGTCAGTTAGGGCTTTTGCGAAAAATGTTGATGGTAAGTTGGTTGCTATTGCTTCAACAGAGGAAAAAGACAGAATGGGTACTATTATTAGGGCGAGTGGATGGAAATTAAAAAACTTTAAAAAGAATCCAGTTTTACCGTTTGCTCATAGGTACAATGAATTGCCTGTTGGTATTGTTAAAAATATTAGGGTTGAAGATAAAAAACTTATTTTTGAACCTGTGTTTCACGAAATTACCCAGTTATCAAGAGAGGTAAAACAGATGTATACATCAGATCCACCAATAATGCGAGCATTTTCAGTTGGATTTATGTTATTAGAATTAGATGATAAAGATCCACATATTATTGTGAAACAAGAGTTATTGGAAATTTCAGCAGTTCCTGTTCCAGCTAATGCAAGTGCCTTATCTCAAATATCAAAGTCAATTACAAAAAATCAAGAGAGAGAAATTAATGAATGGATTGAGAAAAATACTATAGTTAAAAAAAAGAAAAATTATACTTGTGAATGTTTAGATTGTGGTAATACTATAGGAAGTGATAAACATTGTAAGGATATTAAATGTCCTAAATGTGGAGGAGAAATGAGGAAAAAAGAAAGACCAGGACAAGGAAAAGAGTATACGATAGAAAAAGAATTAGTTGTCAGACCGTATGAAAATGAACATTCTTGTAGGTTAAATTCACCAGATAAATATGATAAGTTTGCACGCAAAAATTGTGCTGTTAAGAGTGATGGAAAATGTATAGATTTTATTTTTGGTATTTTATCGACAAAGAAATCAGAACTTCAGGCAATGAGATATAAAAAATCTATATGGAAGGCAAGTTCAGCAAGAGCACATTGTAAATCCAAAGGAGGTAGTTTCGAGGTCGCATCCCCCAGTAAAAAATAAAAACTTGACCCAATTTTATATTATATGTTAAAATACACTTTAATAGAGTTTAGTTTTCCGTTATCTTTGAGTGAAAAGAAAAAAGTAGAAGATCACTTTATATTAGAGGGCTTTGCCGCTGCGAATGATTTTGATTTTCAGAATGATATAATCTCTGATTCTGCTCTACGAAGAGCAGTAAAAAATTTTCTTGAAAAAGGCAAAGTTTGCTTAAATCACAATAAAGGAGAGATTGGTAAATTACTTGATTGTCATTTTGAGAAAGGAAAAATATGGGTTAAGATGGAAATAACGGAACCCGAAATTATAAAAAAAATTAAGTCAGGAGAACTCAATTGCCTTTCGGTAAAAGGAAAGGTACATTATCGAACATTCGAACGAGTTTTTTTTCCTGAGTCCAGTTTTATTTCAAAGGTCGTTGATGATTTGGATCTTGAAGAAGTATCTTTAGTTCCTCAAGGTGCAAATCCAGAAGCAAAGGCTATCCGATGGTATATTAAAAAAGCTGTCGAGTTAGCCGAAAAAAATATGTCAAAAAAAATAATAAAAGAAAAAAAATCTAAAAAAGAAGAGATTGAATTAGAAGAAGTTGAAGAAGAAAAAGAAGAAGAAAAACCCGAAGAAAAAGAAGAAGAGAAAATAGAGGAAGAAAAGAAAGAAGAGATAAAAGAAGAAGAATCTGAAGAGGAGTCCGAAGGGGAGACTGAAGAAAAAACAGATTTAGGTTGTAGTTGTGAAGAAAAGAAAGAAGAAAAAGCTGAAGAAAAAGATGAAGAAACTGAAAAGGAGGAAGAGAAAGAAGAAGAAACAGAAGAGGAAGAGAAAGAAGAAACAGAGTTATCAGAAAAAAAAGAAGAAAAGATTGTTTATCAGGTTATGAATTCTGGCGATGTTGAATTAGAAGAGAAAAAGGATTTATCTGAATTTAAGAAAGAGTTATTGAGAACTGGTAGTTGGAAACATAGTGCTAGTAAGGATGGTATGTTAAATGTAACAAAGGATATGTTAAAAACTATTGTAAAGAACTTTAAAGACAAAGTTCTTGATAATGTTTTTGTTCCTTTGGGACATCCTACTAATGATGACCCTTCAAGTAATGTTGGTGAAGTTGTTGATTTAGCCATTGAAGATGATAAGTTAATGGCTACGATTGATGTAAAAGACGAAACAATTGTTAGCAAGATTAAGAAAGGACTTATCAAAGGAATTTCAGCTAGTCTTGCCGAGAACTATACGAAGAAAGATACTGGAGAGAAAGTTGGCACAACCTTATTTCATGCTGCTCTTGTTGGTGAACCATATATAAAGGGTATGGGTTCATTTGCTACTATCCCATTATCAGAAGAGTGGAAAGATAGTAAAATAATTCAGATAGTCAATTTGGAAGAAGTTTTAACATTAGATGAAATGAG